GTTATGCAGGAAAAACATATGAAATACCTGCTGAGATTATGTCCACTATGATTGAACAACTGAAAGAGTATATGATTGAAGTTATGCAAGGTTATGCTATAGGGACATCGTCGAATAGCAAAACTGCGATGTGGGAAGCTTTGAATGGACAATACTTCAATGATGATTTCGATAAGTTGAATGAAAAGAGTTCAGCAGGAATACCATGGACTAATCTCGGGGCAACAACTAAAAACGATTTCTTGGAAAGAAAACGAATCTTGAATATGTATCGGACTTCTGCAGAAGATAAATTTGTCGAAGGTTTTTATCTGAAAGATGACAAATTGACTAAATACTTTAAACGAGTATTTAACAACAAGATTGAGCAAGCAAAGAGCCTCAAACGTACTTTTAGTATATGGAAAGCATGTTTGAAGGATGAACTTCGAAAATTAGAGAAAGTGCATTATGGGACAACAAGAGCTTTTATAGCACCCCCAATGGAATCTTTCTTGATGGGAAGATTTCTCTTTGGTAGATGGAAAGCAGCTTTTAAATCTAATCAAGAAAAGCTATTCCACGGATTGGGAATCGACATGAAATCATTGGATGTGACAGATTTTATTTCTAAGTTTAAGCAGTATAAATATTTCATGGATGTCGATTATAAAAACTTTGATCAGAAGTTATTAGCACAGTTTATCAAGGCAGTTGCAGTTATTATTGTTGAGACTATTCGTCATTATGAAAAGAATGATGGGTATGCTAATGCACGTTATGTATATTTTGAAGAACTTATATATACTATTATTTGTGCATCGAAAACTTTGTTCATGACCAATCGTGGAAATAAATCTGGTAATGTACTAACTACTGAATTGAATTGCTTAGTCAACTTCTTGTATGGTTGGTATGTATTCATCAAAACAACTGGTGATACTAGTTTACAATCATATTTGAGATATGTCAGAGATAAGAACTTTGGTGACGATAAAGCTATGGGATTGACACAAGAAGCCGTGGACATGGGATTTAATTTCCATGCATATAAGAAAGTCATGGCAGAAATTGGACAAACAGTAACACCAGGAAATAAATCTGATGTTGAATTACCGTATTTTGAAGATATTTGTGAATTGCAGTTTCTTAAACGAAACTTTTATCAGTTATATCCTACTATCTGGATTGCTCCTCTTGATAAAACATCTATCGAGAGTGTATTTAACTACTCGTGTTTAACCGAAGAAGAGATTGAAGAGTGGCAAGCAACAATTAGAGAACAACTTATGGAAGCAATGTTACATGGGAAAAAGTACTACTCAACTTTTGTGAAAAAGTTGAGAGAGTGGGTTTCAACCTATAAATTTAAACATTACCATCCTGAATTACGAGAAGCTATTATGCCTATTCTTTTGAATAGATATGTAGATATGCTTCGATCGTATTTGCTTCGAATTGGTGTCTTATCACCTAGTGATTTACAAAATAATAAAATATATTGTGAGTCAATTTTTGAAAACGGAAGAACCCGTTTGCGTTATTACACGAAAGAGAATAGCTTTGAAAGCGAGAATATTACAGAATCACTTGACAAATCGTTAATGTCAGTCATGGATAATGTAAAGAAATATATTCAACAAAAAGGAGAAGCCCTTTATAACTTGGGGTTAAATTATGGAAATTATTCTCCTCAAGAGACCAACCCAGAAACCGATGTACAATTCGAAGGTGTACAATCCGACATTGGTCCACCAATTAAAGTTATGAGTGCAGATGGCCCTGTGTACGCGTTTGATCTTGGGCAATCACACGGCCTTCTGCCAAAACAAATCCCAAAGATCATGGATGTGGCAATGAGTTTGCCTGACAATATCAAACATTTCCAGCTCTTAGATCCCATTTATTTGAATGGTATCCAACCACGAGTGGTGTTATCTCCCACATTGAAAGAGATTGCGCCGAAAGCTGATGTGTTAATGGACATTTTCCAATATCATCGTGCGAAAATGTGTTTATTGCGTATTGATTCAAGACCTCCTTTGGGATTTTCACAGATGATTAAAGTTGCTATCACGTCTACATCTGCAACTGATGAATCAGCGTTTAATCGTCAAGGTGTGACGTATAATTTGGCTAAGTGTCCAATCATGTATTTCTTGGTACCATTTTGTGATCGTGATTT